TATTCTGACCATAGCTACCCTAAAGTTGTGCGTAATCTCAAAAAAGAAATAACAGAATTAGCAGAGAACCATTTATCAACTCACTCTGCCAAAGCAGCTACTCGGTTAACTGACCTACTAGACGAAGACGGGACCACACCACACTCTAATATTCGTCTAGCAGCTGCGAACTCCATATTGGATAGAGTGGGTTTAGGTAAAAAGGATTCTCTAGATGTAAATATGAAAGCTATGCATGGCATATTTATATTACCTGCAAAGGAAACCTCAAAAAATGACTAAAGCAGATTCAGAAAGAAAAAAAATATATTCAAATCAACCTAATTTAGGTAATAATAAAGGTAAATTTAAGATGGGATTTTTTACCTATGATAATAAATCTAAGATTAGTCCAAATCAAAATTTAATTACAACTTTTGAGGAACTTAAACCCGAATTAGATCCTAATATAACATACCAAAAAAAAATTGGTAAAGATATTAACCTTGGTATGGGAATGTCATCTAAAGGAAAAGGATTTATAAAAATTAAAAAAATATTTTAAAGTGGAATCAATAAAGATCAAGAGAAGAGCTAGAACGATTCCATTTGGTTTTAAACAATCAGAAGATTCTAATTATTTAGAACCAATTAAAGAAGAATTAGATGCTCTTAATCAAGCAAGAGAATATACTAAGACTTGCTCATTAAGAGAAACGGCTAAATGGTTACATAGAAAAACTGGAAGATATATATCACATGTCGGACTTAGAAAAAGGCTCGCAAGAAATAGCACCACCGAAACCAAAGAAGATAGTACAACAGAAAGCCAAGAAGTCAGTTAAACAAATTCTAGCTCGCACTCGTAAGAAAGTTGCAAAGGCCGAGCAAACACTACGTTCTGCTAAACAGTCTGCAGAAAATACCAAAAAGAAACTGTTAACTATTGACAAAGCTCTTACTGGTAAAGAGACACAACTACTTACAGAAGATATAATCGAGGGTGCTCCTAAAAATGTTAAAGAGCACATAGACAATCAAGAAGTTATCTTTAAACCTAATTCAGGTCCACAGACACAATTTCTTGCAGCTTCTGAAAGAGAAGTATTCTATGGTGGAGCAAGAGGCGGTGGTAAATCATATGCGATGCTAGTTGATCCGCTTCGTTATTGCTCTAATCAAAATCACAGAGCACTCTTAGTAAGGAGGACAATGCCTGAGTTAAGAGACTTAATTCAAAAGTCTCAACTATTATACGGAAAGGCATATCCTGGAGCCAAATGGAGAGAACAAGAAAAAGAGTGGCGATTCCCATCAGGGGCAAAGATAGAGTTTGGTTACGCAGAGAACATGACAGACGCTTTACGTTACCAAGGTCAATCATACACATGGATAGGAATAGACGAACTTCCACAATATCCTTCGCCAGATATATATAATTTTTTAAGATCTTCTTTAAGATCCGTTGATAAAAGTATACCTGTTTATATGAGAGCTACAGGTAATCCAGGTAACGTGGGATCACAATGGGTTCGAGAAATGTTTGTTGAACCTAGTGAACCAAATACAGCCTTTGACGTAGGGATAGATACACCCGTAGGAAAGAAATATATTACTAGAAGATTTATTCCAGCTAAGTTACAAGATAATCCTTATCTAATGCAAACAGATGATTACTACATTATGCTTGCATCTTTACCTGAAGTACAGCGTAAACAATTTTTAGATGGAGATTGGGATGCTTATGAAGACTCAGCCTTTCCAGAATTTAGCAAAGCAACTCACGTTGTCGAACCTTTTGAAATTCCTAGGGGATGGTATAAGTTTCGTGCTGCTGACTGGGGTTATTCTTCTCCTGCTTGTGTTTTATGGTTTGCTGTTGATTACAATAATAATCTATGGATTTATAGAGAACTCTATACTAAAAAAGTTACAGCAGATTATTTTGCAAGACAAGTAATTAGTTTAGAACAAGGTGAGCATATTCACTATGGAGTATTAGACTCTAGTACTTGGGCAAGAAGAGGTGATGTAGGTCCTAGTATTGCAGAAACAATGATACAGAATGGTTGTAGATGGAGGCCATCAGATAGATCACCTAAAAGCAGAATTAATGGTAAACTTGAAATCCATAAAAGATTTAAAGTAAATGATGAAGAACCAGGGTTAAGAATATTTAAGACTTGTAAAAACTTAGTTAGAACTCTAAGCACATTACCAACAGATAATAAAAACCCTGAAGATGTAGATACTAATGCTGAAGATCATGCATATGATGCATTAAGATATGGATGTATGAGTAGGCCAACACATCCTAAATATGCAGAAAGATTTAGAACATTCTTCAGACAAAATGATTTTCATGCAGCAGATAATAAATTTGGATATTAATATGAATAGAATTATTAGACAATTATTAGGGCATATTAAAAATTTAAATAAAGAAAATAAACAAAAGAATTTATTTAAAGTTTTAAAAAAGGAAGTAGACATTGGTGCTAATGGTACACAAGGCTACAAGATAAAAAACGGATTAAATAAAGGTAAAGTTTTAAATGCCTCTAAATAAAAAAGGTAAGAAGATTAAATCATCTATGACAAAAAGATATGGTAAGAAAAAAGGTGAAGCCATATTTTATGCTATGGAAAACTCTGGTAAACTAAAAGGTGTCAAAAAGAAAACTACCAGAACTAAATAAAAAAATTTTTCCGTATGATTTAGTAATGGCATACTGGGAAGATATTGTATCTGATTGTTCGTGGGTTGACATTCATGATATAAAAAAATCAACAACTGCAGTATGCTGCACAGTAGGTTGGTTAGTTAAACAAGATAAAGATATTACAATTCTAATGTCTGACTGTAGCTTTGAAGTTAATAATAAAGAAATAAAACAAGGTGGTGGTCACACAAGTATCCCAACTAAAAATATTTTAAAGATTAAGAAATTAAAAATATAACAGGAGAACAGCAATGGAAACAAAATTTGATCCAAAAGCTAAAGTTAAACAAGGTCAGCTTAGTGATGGCCCTGATGGGAAAAACCCAAACAGGGAGCATACTAATATTGACTTTTCTAAACATGCACCTAGAAAATACCAAGAGTTTGAGTATGACACAACTGTACCAACTAAATCTGGTTCAGAACATGTAGAAGATTCATTGTTTAAAATGGCTGATGAAAAAGATTATTAATGAGTCTTGGACCCAAGAGTAATTTTATACCTGTAGTATATGCAGGCACAAGAAAAAAGAAATACAACAAGAAAAAAAGTAAAACTAAAAAAAGGAGAAAACCCAAATGATGAAAAGATACATGCAAGGAGAATTAGCACCAGATTCACCAAAAGCACCTATCGAAAAAATGGCGATAGATCCTAATTCAAAAGTAACTCAAGGAGCTACTTCTGGAGATGGTAATGATGCTAAAGGTAAATCTAAATCAAAAGTAGATCCAGCAATCTTTAGAATGGCTGAAGAAAGAGATTACTAATTTTAATGACTCAAGAGACTAAATATATACCTCAAAGGTTTAGAGAGCTTAAAGATAAAAAATATTCTAGTCGTTATGAAAGAGGTCGTAAAAAAGCTAATGATAATTTACAATATGGCACTAAAAAATATGCCATACAAAGTTTTAATGACAGTGCTAACATAATATTAGATAGTCTTGATTCTGGTTTAACTTTATCACCTAGAAGTTTAAAAAGATTAGATTCAGAGTATAATGATCTTAAAGATATAGGTGCAAGTACAGAATCTGCTGATAAAAAAATTAAAGAAATAAAAAATTTATATAAAGAACAGCAGAATATGAAAAAGAAAGGTAAAGATCCATTTGTTGAGAAGCAAGCATTTGATGTTTAAATATGGAAGAAGATAAAGAAAATAATGGTGGCTACGAAGCCGAAGGTAATCCTTTAGTAGGTTATATACGAGAAAAATTTCAACAAGCTGAAACATCTAAAGTATACGATGAAAAAAGATGGTTAAAAGCATATAGAAATTACAGAGGATTATACGGTCCAGAAACTGCATTTAGAGAAAATGAAAAATCTAGAGTATTTGTAAAGATTACAAAGACTAAAGTTCTTGCTTCATTTGGTCAAATTATTGAAGTATTATTTTCTCAAGGTAAGTTTCCACTAGGTGTATCTCCTACATCTATACCAGAAGGAATAGCTGAAAGAGCAAATCTTAAAGGTAAACCGCCACAGCAACCTCAAGAAGAATTACAAAGTCCATATGGATTTCCTGGTGATGGTGGACAAATACCACCAGGTGCTACAGTAAACGAATTAATGAAAAACCTAAATCAAGAATATGAAAATTTAGGTTTTGAAGAAGGCCCATCTTATACAGGTTCTCCACAAATAGAACCAGCTAGAATGGCTGCAGAACAAATGCAGAAGTTAATACATGATCAGCTTGAAGAAAGTAAAGCTATTACAATTATGCGTCATGTATTTTTTGAAATGGCATTAATGGGTACAGGAATTTTAAAAGGTCCATTTACAGATACAAAAGAATATCATGCATTTTCTACAGCAGAAGATGATGAAGGAAATATTGAAAGAGTTCATGCAACTAAAACAAAAACTATTCCATCTATAGAGGCTGTATCATGTTGGGATTTTTATCCAGATCCAAATGCTACAACTATGGATGATTGTGATTTTGTAATTCAAAGACATTCATACAATAAAGCACAGTTTGAAGATCTAGCAGATAAACCAATGTTTGATAGAGAAGCTGTAATGGAATGTTTACAAATGGGACCTAACTATCAAACAAGAGGATTTGAATCTTCTTTGTATGATAGGGAAAATATACAAACAATTTATAAAAATAGATTTGAAGTTTTAGAATATTGGGGTATAATAGATAAAAAAACTGCAGATGAATGTGGTTTAATGTATAGTGCAGATTCAGATAACATACATGTTAATGTTTGGGTATGTGGTAATAAAGTTTTAAGAATGGTTGAAAATCCATTTACACCAATTAGAATACCTTATTTAGTTTGTCCATACGAATTAAATCCATATCAATTTTTTGGTATTGGTATTCCAGAAAACATGGAAGACTCTCAAATGGTTATGAATGGTCATGCAAGAATGGCTATTGATAACT